GCTGTTCAATACGGTGATGAACTACATTCTGCAAGTCCAGATGGGCTATGCGGATTATGAGTTCGGGTTCTCGACCGACACGGAAACGGACCCGGTAAAGATCGCCACAGCGGACAATCTGCGCATCGGGAAAACCGCTTCACTGAACGAGATTCGGCGGATTCGCGGGGAAGATCCGCGGCCGGAGCCGGAAGCGAACGAGATCGGGATGATAACGACGGGCGGGTGGGTGTCGATCACGATGCACGCGCCCCTCAACGCGCCCGGCGGAGGCGCTGGCGGGCCTGGTGGGGAGCCTGGTGCATCTCCGAAGCCAGGAGAGCCGAAACCGGCGCCTGTGGGCGGGGAACCGGGCGAACCGGGGTCCAACGGCCAGCCGGCGAAGCCTCCGAAGGCAGCTGCCATGGTTGTGATCGAACTTCAAAAGGCGGTGGACGGCGTGTTCACGATGACACTATCCCGGCAATTGGCCGACGCCATCTATGGGCTCGAACGGATCGGCGTAAAAAAAAAGAGCCAGCAATTGAGGAAGATCCGGTACTGAGGGCGGTCGCGCTGTTCGAGGATGCGGCCAAAGGCTCTCCCGATCAACCACGTGTTCCGGCGGGCAGTCCAGAAGGCGGGGAGTTCACCAGCGGGACCGGCAGCGGCAAGACCTTCCGGTCGGTGAAAGCGCAACGGGCGGCCAAGGCTCAAGTCCCCTGCAAGGCTGCGCAGCAGCGGGCGGCTGAGGAGCAGGAGGCGATTCTCGGGCGGGCTCTTGGCATGTCTCAACTGCCAGACAATTCCGCTTTTGATCTCCAGGCTGGGAAGGTCGTGGTAGAGGTCAAGACAGTCTTTGTCAGCAAGCACGGCAAGGTCACGATGAACGCGAAAGCGCTCATGCGCAAGCAGATCGCCATCAAGGAAGGCCGGCTGAAGCGGGTATTCACAGTGATTGCGGATAAGCGACAGCCGGGCGTCACACGCTACTACATGGCCAAGGGAGTCGGTTCTTTCCGCATTCCCAAAGCAGATCGTGACCCGCGCGGCCGCGCTGTTCCGACCACGATATTGCAAATCAGGGGGCTGATCCGATGAGCTGGCTTATCGCGGGTGAAAACGGTGCGCTGAATCAGTTCGCCTCCGGTTTGGGCTACACGGAGTTGATCGCGGCGCTCGACGGTAACCGCGCCGATTTCCCGGCGCTTGAATCGCTGGTGGAGCACGGCATCAGCGAACAAGTTCCAGAAGTCATCGCAGACTTGTCGCGCTTCATCGACAAGCAGGACGATCCAGACGTGCTTTCGGTCGCGGAAGCCATGAAGGGCTTGCTGCATGGCTTGGAAGTGGCCATCGTCACCAGCGGAGAGAGCGATCTGGATGAGGATGGTTCTGAGCCCGGCGAGATCATTTACGGCGAGGGGCAGGACGAAACGCCGCTCACGGAAGAGGATCTTCCGGCTGATCCCGAGGCGGACAAGGCGGATTTCCTGTTTGGTGACGGGCGGCCGTCTCCAGGATTGAATTTCGATGGGCTGTTGGTTCGCAAGGCCGCGTCCCTTCCACCCTTACAGCGGGACGGCATCAAGGTCATTCGAGCGCGCCGGCAGTTCGCCAACAAGTTGGGCGAGTTCTTTCGGAAGACCGCGGCGGACCTGGCGCGGCAGGTGCTGGAGTTTGAACCGCCGGAAGCCGGCAAGGTTGCCAAGGCGAAGCCGAAGACCGCGGCTGAACTGGCGGCGCAACTCACGCGCATCGACTGGGACGAGTTGATCCCCGAGGCTGAGGATGCGCTGACGGAGATCGCGCGCGAGGGCGGCTATGCGGCGCTGGCGCAACTAGAGATCAGCGACACCAAGGTCATCAACGAAGTCAACGACGTAGCGGGCGATTGGGCTTCGGGCCGGGCGGCCGAGATGGTCGGCAAGAAGTGGGTGGACGGCGAGCTGGTAGACAATCCGAATCCCAAATGGGCCATCACGGAAACGACGCGCGACGATATTCGGCAGATCGTTGAAAACGCCTTCCAGCAGAACACGTCGATGAAGGATCTGGCGGCCCAGATCCAAGAGGCTGGCGCCTTCAGCGACTACCGGGCGAACATGATTGCTCGCACGGAAGCGCTCAATAGCGAGACGCAGGGCAATCTGGCCGGCTGGGAAGCCAGCGGGATGGTGGAGTCCTACAAGTGGACTCTTTCGGCGGACCACGATGACGCGGACGATTGCAACTGCTCCGACAACGCCGATGGAAGCCCATACGCCTACGACGAGTTGCCGGACTACCCCGACCACCCTCATGAAATGTGCAGTCTGTCGGTCGCGCGCCTGAAAGGCGAAGAGAGCGACGAAGACGAAGACGTTGAAGACGCAGTCGGCGCGGGGGATCTGCGGAAGGCCGTTGCCGCTTTTGAGGATCTGGCGAAGTATTCGGAAGGTGAAGCCCGCGACGAATCTGGCCGGTGGACCTCGGGCGGCGCGGCCACGCCGAAGCACGTTGGCAACGTCAAGCGGACGCTGAGCCAGGGATGCGCAGCGGTTGGGACTCGGTCAGCGGGCGACGAGGAGTAGAAAATGCAGGACACGGTTCTGGCGAATCAGGTAGGCGTATCCGTGTTGACGGTTTACGTGCTACAGGCGCTCAAGCGCGCGCCGTGGTTTCCCTGGATCAAACAAAACACGGACAGGTTGAACCGCGGCCTTGCGGTGCTGATCGCGTTTCTGACGGCCGCTGGCTTCCAGTTTTCGATGCAGGGGTCCTGGCAGGCCGGGAGAACGGTCACGGTTGTTATCCCGTCGGTGGGAGTTCTCTGGACGGTGTTACTCCATGCGCTGGCGCAAACCGGGATGCAGGAATCCTTCTACCACGGGATCGTGAAGAAGGCGGACCCGGACAAGCGGTGACGGCTGGCGCAATTGGCCCGAACGTCAAGCGCCTGATCTGCGAACGCGCGGCGCAACTCCAGATCGACGCGACCAAGCGCCGCTTCGGAAAGGCTGGCGTCGGAGAAGTCGCAGTTGCAATGCCGATGGCGCGGAAGGGATCAAGGGCAACATGCACGCCGCGGTGGAATGGGTGCAGGCGGCGCTCAAGGTTCTGCGGGCTGCGCCAGACGCGCATTGGAATAACGACGAAGAGGCCGCTGGCGAACTGCTGGCGCAGATCAAGGCGAAGCGCTTGCGCGGCGGAGTCGCTGTTTGCGCAGCGGCCCGCCTTTTTCATTTTACAGCAGGGGGGATTATGTATCCAGACTTCCTGAAGTATTTCCCACTCGTCAAGGTTCAAGACGATGCGGATGGACGGGCTATTGCGTATGGACTTGCCACCTGTGAGGCCGTTGATCTTGAGGGGGAACGGTGCGTGTATAAAGACACGTTACCCGCTTACCAAGCCTGGAGCGATGCCGCAATGCGGTCCACAGCAGCCGCCTCGCAGGAACTCTCCATGGGCAACTACCGCCTGCAGCACAGCTTGCAGATAGCAGGTAAGTGCATCGGGATTGACTACCTCGACGATAAGAAAGAAATCTGGACCAAAGGCAAAGCGGTTGACGAAGACATCAGTCAAATGTTGCGCGAGGGCTTCCTTCGCGGACAATCCCATGGCGGTAAATATGCCTACAGAAAGTGCGCCGAGTGCGGAGCTGACATTCCTCAAAAAAACTTCTGTCCGATGTGCAATAAAAAGGTCGTTGTCAACTACGCCGTGGGGAGCCTTTCTGAAATTTCTTGGGTTGATGCGCCATGTCTTCCGCAAGCGACCTTTGCCTATGTGAAGGCCGATGGCTCGATGGAACTTCGCAAGTTCCAAAAGGCCGAGGCCAAGACCAAGCGGGTAGACGGCGAAGACCTGCCGGCCAGCGCGTTTCTGATCGTGCTCGACAAGGACGACACAAGCACCTGGAACTTGCCTTGGCGGTTCAGCACAGAGGAAAAGACCGTCGCTCATCTTCGCAACGCTCTCGCGCGCTTCAACCAACTCAAAGACGTGCCCGAAGACGTGAAGGCGAAGGCGTGGAAGCGGCTGGTGGGCCTGTGCAAGAAGCATGGCATCGAAGTCTCGGACGATGAGAAGAAGGCGGCCGGGGCGAGCCATGACGGAAGCATGACGTGTCCGAAGTGCGGCGCCGACATCAAGTGCGATGCGGCGAAGTGCCCGGAGTGCGGTTGCGGGTTGCCGGGCGAGCACGAACTTCCGAAGAACGCTGAAGGTCAGAACTGCCCGACCTGCAACGTGCCGCTTGACGAGAACGGCAAGTGCCCGACGTGCGGCGCGGAAGTCCCACTCGGAGGCGGTGATAAGGCGGCGGCGAAGGGAACGCCGCGGGAGCCGCGCGGACGCTTCACGGCGCGCGGAACGGGCGAAATCCACGATTGCCTGACGGCGGCCGGCTTCGAGCACACGCGCACGGGCACGACGGCGCAAGCGGGATCTCCAGCGCTTCCCGAGGGCACGTTCTGCTACTCGCACAAGGACGGCAAGGCGAAGGTCACAGTGCAGCCGGACGGCTCCTGGGAGCACGAGGATGGCAAGGGCCGGCGGACCAAGGGCAGCGGCAAGGACGCGCTCGCAGAGCACCTGGCCTCCTGCAAAGACAAGAAGAAGAAAGATGCGGACAAGGCTTGCGCGCCGCTTCTGAATGCAGTGCGCAAGCTGAAAGGAGTTCACCATCCAATGCTAACGATCTTGAAAAAGGATCTGACCGCAAACGATTCGTTCGACGCGCTACAGCAGCGGGCGCATCGGGCGTTACAGGCCAAATTCGGTGACGGGTGGAATATCAATTCCATCGGCTGCTACATCCAAGCGATGTTCGATAACGAATTGGTCTACACGCTGGGCAGTCAGCAGTACGCCATCGGCTACAAGGACGATGGGGAGAACTGCACGCTTATCGGGGAGCCTGTTCATGTTGTCGTGACCTACGTTCCCGCCGAAGCCAAAGCGGCGACGGCGATTACGTTGCGGAAGGACATGAGCCACGTGTCCATCATGTCGCAGATCCTGCAAAGTTCGGCGCAACTGCGGCGCTGGGTCATGTCCGAAGCCCAGGTGGAAGACGGCGATCCGCGCGATGTGGCGATTGCCGCGCGCATGAAGGACTGGATCGACGAAGGATCGGCCATCCTCTCCGACATCGTGGAAGACGAAACCGACGAATTGACGGACGACGCGAATCTGTCGCCCGGGCCGCTCATGATGGCCGCCAATGCCATTAACGAGCCTGGAACGGTGGTTGGGGATCTCAATCCCGCCATCGCGGCCCTCAACGCTTTTTAACCCGGCCGCCAGCCGGCGGCACTTTCAAAAACAAAGGAGTAACACAACCATGAAGCCTATTCTCACCCTTGTGAAGGCCGCCCACAAGAGCTTTGCAGCGCATTTCACAAAGTTGGCGGAACATCACGCTTTCAAGGCCGCACATCACGACGGTCTAGCCGAACACGAAACGGAAATTGCCGAAGCCCACAAAGCCATTGCCGGACACCACAAGGCTGCTGGCGCCGATGGCCTGCACGAAGAGCACATGAAGATCCACAAGGCGTGCCTTGGCAAGGCGCAGAAGCACGAGAAGTGTGCAAAAGCCGAAGGCAAGCACTGCGAGCACTGCAAGGCGATGGCGGCGGCGCACACCCAAGCCGAGAAGGCGGTCAATCCCGACGCCACCGAAGGCGATCTGGTGAAGACGCTCACCGACGGCTTGGCCGAGATCAAGGCCGCGCAGGGAACCTTCCCGACCAACGACGCGCTCAAGGAACTCGTGAAGGGCGTCGTGAAGGAAGTGGTTGCCGAACAGATCACGCCGGACCTCACGAAGGTGGCGGGCTTGCAACTGATCTCACGCGACGGCAAGACGCTGACTCCTCCAGCCACGGCCAGCACGCCAGCCACTCCGGCGGCAGACGCCATCATCATCTAACCATTTTGCGCAGCGCTCTCCCGGTTCCCTCTGTCCGGCGAGCCTGTGAAACCACAACAATCCAATAAAGGAGCAATCCAACAATGAAACCTTTGACGAACGTGCTCCCCGATTCGGCGTACCAGGAGCTGCGCATACAGGGGGCGGAATTAACGAAATCCTGGAAGGCCGGGCTTGCACCGGCGGACATGGCGCGTCTCGACGGCGCGCGTATCCCGCTGGTGATCCCGCGCGGCAACTGGCGCGATTACCGCGTCCAGGAAGCCATGGAAGTCTTCCTCAACAAGTGCCGCGAGCGCGAAGCCATCGCGCGCGAGATGGTGAAGGCGATGGTGCTCGCGAAGCATCCGACCGAACCGTCGCTGTTCCAGAAAGCGGGCGTCAGCTCCGCGCTGGGATATAACTTCTACGACCTGCGGCCTCCGGTCATGATGATCTTCCCGGTCAACACCCCGATGCGGGCGTCAATCCCGCGCGTCGGGCCGGTGAATGCGGGCGTAGGCACGTTCGCGACCTGGAATGCGGTGACGAGTCCTGGGTACCCCTACGGGGGCGCTTCGGAAGGCCATCGCGTGCAGGCGCGCACGCCGAACCGGATTCCTTACGTCTCTCCGTACCGCGAAATCGGGTCGGAAGGCGAAGTGACCCTCACCGCGCAGTTTGCGGGCGAAGGCTATGTGGACAATCTGGCCGACGAGCATTTGCGCGGCCTGTTTGGCCTCTGGCTTCAGGAAGAGGGCATGATCTGGGGCGGCAACTCCGGCTTCAGCAACAAGGGCAACGGCTTCCAGTTCAACGGGAGCAACGGCCTGACGGCTACGCCGGTCCCGAGCGGCGGCACTGTCACCACCCACACCGTGGGAGCCGCTGGCAACCTGGGAACCGCAGTGAACGCGGCCGATCTGCCGTACACCGCGGCCCTCACCAACTCGCAGTACGTTTCCGTGGCTGTCGTTCTTCTGACCGCCATGGGCAATCCAGCCAATGCGCAGTACGGCTACGGCCTGCAACCCACCATCTCCACCGGCTTGACCCCGAGCTTCAGCCGGACCAATGCGGACGGCTCGAAGGACACGATCCCTGGCGGCATGAGCGCAATCTCGGCGATTGCCACGCCGGTGGAAGCCCTCAGCGCCGGTTCGCAGTTGACGGTCAAATTCAGCATCCCAGCCGCCAGCTTGCCGGTCAAGGGCTGCTTCGGCTACGCCTGGTTCGTGGACGTGGAAGCGACCAACACCGGCTCCCTCGCCAATGCCAAATTCGCCGGCATCACCGAGGTTCCGTACTGCTACGTAAGCGGCACGGCCACCGGTGTTCAGGTTGGAACCTACTCCGGGCTTTCGACCGACAATAGCTACAACCCGCTCGACTTCGACGGGATGTTCTCGCTCAACATCAACTACAACGCCAACTACGGAACCGTCACAAACTACGGTTGGACGGACCTCTACGGCGCTTCCCTCACGGCGCAGAAAAACAGCCGCGTGACCGAGATCGAGAACATCCTGCTCTCGGTCTTCGAAGCCTGGCAGTGCGGCATCGACGAAATCTGGTGTTCGCCGGACGCCGCAGAGAATCTGGATCAGGCGATCCGCTGGCAGGGGACCGACAACAGTGGGATGCAGATTTTCTTCACGCGCGATCAATTGAACAACTTGGTCGGCGGCTTCGTGGTGTCGGCCTACCAGTCGCGCTACGCAATCAACAACCCGACCGGCGCCAACGCGATTCCCATCAAGATCCACCCGATGGTTCCTCCGGGCACGATGTACTTCCACATCAAGACCAACCCGTATCCGCATTCGCGGGTTCCGTTCACCACGGGCATGATCTTGCAGCGGGATTACTACTCGATTGAGTGGCCGCAAGTCACTCGCGAGTGGACGTTCGGTACCTACACTCACGAGGCGCTGGCACAGATGCTGCCCGGCATTCCGTGGGTGCTGACCGGGATCGGTCCCTTCGTCGGCGGCTAGGCTTGAACCTCCGCTGGGCCATATCCGGCGGCGATTCATTGGATGGGCGCTGGTCAACAGAGGGGCCGGCGCCCAGTTCAAAAAAGGAAGATCAAAATGGGCTACTTACAATTGAGTCAACCCGCGCTTGGCGTCGGTGAAAACATCGGCGCACGCATGGACGCCCTCGAAGCCTTGCAGCTTTCGGTCAAAGGGACCATCAGTCCGCAAGGCACGCACTTCTACGCCGGCGGATATGTGCCGGTATCCTTCACGGATGGGAACGATACCACGGATATCACGAACGACATTTGGGTGAACGAGGTCCGCATCCGAGGCAATACGCTCATCACCGGCGTCTCGTATCTCATCGGATCAGTCGGAACTACCGACACCGTGATCGCCATCCTGTACGATTCCAGTGGGAACGTGCTCGCTTACTCCGCTCTCGCCGGAACGACCGTTGGAACCGCCGAAACCTTTCAGCGCCTGCCGTTCGTTACGGCCTATCAAGCCTCGCCCGGCTTGTACTATATCGGCATTTCCACCAACGGCACGCACGCGCATCTTCAAACCCAAGTGGCCGGCAACCACAACGCCGGAGTCATCACCGGACAGACTTTCGGCACGCCTACGGCCATCACTCCGCCGAGCACCTTCACGGCGAACAAAGGCCCGATTGCAATGTTGTACTAGGCCGACAGGCCCAAATTCAGATCAAAGGAGATTCGAAACATTATGTCGTACCTTCAGCTCTCTCAACCGACTCCCGAAAGCCTGCTCGACCGCGTGGCCGCTCTGGAAACCTTGGAGGTCACTGCGCGTGCGACCGGGATTGACGGGCAGCATTTCTACGCTGGCACCTTCGTGCCGGCCTCCCTTTCAACCGGCGGGACGAATACCCAGGGCGTGGCCAACGCCATTTGGGTTTCCGAACTGCGCATCAGCGGCAATGTCCTGCTCACCGGAATTTCCGTGCTCTTGGGCGGGACCGGCGGAACCGATCACATCATGGCGATCCTGTACGACCAGTACGGCAACGTATTGGCGCACTCGGCCTCCACGACGGTCGTTGGCACGCTGCACACCTTCCAACGGCTCGCGTTCACAGCACAGTACCAGGCATCGCCGGGCCTGTACTACGTGGGCATCACCACGGATGGGACCACGGCGTACATCCAGACCCAACCGGCCGGGGACCACGCCACTTCGGAGATCACCGGGCAGACGTTCGGGACCCCGACCGCGATCACGCCTCCGCTGACATTCACGGCGGCAACAGGCCCAGTTGCAATGACCTACTAAACCATTTTCAGAACTTCAATCCGCGAAATCCTCCGCGCGGGATGAGGCGTGCAGTCGGTAACTGCCAGCGCCGGAACGAAGACCGGCGCACCGATTCTTTCGAGGGCAATTATGAAACTCTGGCGAAGTGGCATCCTGCTTTTCGCGCTGGCGATCCTGGCGTCCGCGCAATCGACGGCGGTTTATCCTGGCGCTATTGCGACAAACACCAACCTGCTCGTGCTCAACGTCGGCCATACCACGCTGGCGAACTTCGTAGATAATTCGGCGACATCGCTGACGTTTACCGACGGCGGAATCTTCACCGCCCCGACAGCCGTGCTGATCGGAAATGAGGTGATTTACTGCTCGACCGCGACCGGCAATGGCCTTTCAGGATGTACGCGCGGTTGGAAGGGCACGACCGCGGCGCCGCATTCTGCGGCCACTTCGGTCACGTCCTGGTATAACGATACCAGCCAAGCTGTGGCCGAGATCATCGCGCTCGAAACGGCGCTAGGGATCAACCTTGCAAACGTAGAGACTACAGCCCAAGCCGGGGCTGCATTGACCCCTACGGTGGTTGTTAGTTTGCCGGCCGCCGCCTCCGCGATAGTCGGGCGCCCTTATGAATGGACGGCTTCACTGGCGTCAAACTTCTGCCCGGATTCAGGAGCGGCAGGGGTTGCGCAAGGAACAGCAGTAGCTACCTGCGTTACGCTCGACGGAGCCACATGGCAACCGATGACGGTAAATCCTGCTGCAACTGCCGGATCGGAATCGCTTAGCGAGGGAAACTTCACGGCGCACGACAAATGGAGCACCTCCGGTGATTTTGCCTGGTCATCCGGTACGATGGTGTTCACAAAGAGCACCGGAAGCGGCCAAATCACGCAGACGACGGGCAATATGGCGGTAGCTCCCGTCGGGAACGTCGTGTACAAGTTCACCTATGATCTCACCAGCGCCAATCCGGGGAACTTGTCCGCTTTCATCACCACTGGAATTCCATTAAGCGCGCCAATTAGCCTGGCCCTCGGAACCGGGAACGTCGTTTACTTCGTAAGCACGGGATCTCCGGGGAATTTCGTCATTGGAGGGTCTGGCAGTACGTCGGGCGGCACGTTCACGCTAGATAATGTTTCTCTCAAGCAGGTGACGAATGGATTCGCAGGCAGCGTAACGACCGCCGGAACAAAAGTCAGCGCCGGAACCTGCCAAGCACAGACCGGAATTTCGATCAGCGGAGTGACGCCATCGACTGCGGTGAATTGGTCTGTCGCGTCGGCGTTAGCCGCAACCTGGCAGACCGGAATTGCAGTCGTACCCGTCGTGACGGCAGGCACGGTAACGCTGAACCTATGCAATGGAACAGCGGCCGATATCACCCCGGCGGCAACTGTTCTGAATGTTCGCGTAGTCCTGTAGACCAATGTCCCTCCTTACTCCAAATGCGCTCGATCTTACTGTCCTTTCTTCGGTGCGCGCCTGGGCTCCGATTCAGGGCGGGATAGTGGACACCACAATTGCGGCGGTATCTTCTGGCAATGGCGTGACAGCCACTCCGGCCACAATGGCGAACATCTCGAAGGGAACAATTCTTTTCGTGGACGCCGGCCTGTTTCGGGAAACCGTGGAAGTGCTCTCCGTGACCGCCAGTACGTTTGTAGCGAACTTCTCTTATGCTCACGGAGCTGGAACGGCCATCGCGCTTGCGCAGGACGGCATCCTGGCTGGAATGATAACGGGCGCCAGTGTTTACTGGCTGCGGAAAACAGGACGTACGGACATCAACGGCGATATCCCGCAAACCTCCAGCTTCGTCGAACAGGACAGCTACGGGCCGGAGTGGTACGATGGCCACGGCGGCGACCGTTTATTCCTGCGGATCTGGCCCATCATCAACGTCTATGCTTTGAGCGTTAATGGGGTTTCAATTCCACAGAGCCAGTCTGTGACCTCTCCTGGCTGGGTGATCGATCAGGGAGGCCGGTGTTTGGCGATGCGCGATCTTGGGGCCCCAATGGGGCCGTGGGGCTGGAACTGGAGAAGCCGCCAGATGCAGCCATATCGTTTCGCGCGTGGCACGCAAAACATCGAAGTAAGCTACATGGCTGGATTTAGCGCCGTGCCGCCGGACGTGAACGAGAAGTGTACGAAGATGGTGGTCCTTACGTTCAAACGCCGCGGGTATGCGGATCAGAAGACGGCAAACATCCCGACAGCCGGAACGGTCACATATCGTGACTGGGAACTAGACCCAGACATTGAGGCTGTCATGAAGTTTTACGAGCGCAATTTGGTATTTTGAAATGACGGGGCAGGAAACCCAAGGAATCGGAGGCGCCGTGGTGGAGGATAAGCAGTTTCAGCAACTCCTGGATAGTCAGATTGAGTTAGGCAAGGGCCATGTCGTTCTAGTCAAGGAATTATCACTTCACTCCACGCGCCTCGCCGTGATGGATGAGAAGCTCGATCGGCTCGTCAAACACGCGGACGACGTAAACGGCAGTCTCAACCGGGTCCGGGCGCGGCTTGAAGTGCTTGAGCAAACCGCGGCCACGCGCGCCCGGGTGATTCAGGATGTTCCGGCCATCGAGACGCGCCTATCGGTTGTGGAGCGGCTGATCGCCGTGCATCCCGGTACTTGCCCCCTGATTGGGCGCATCGAGGCCATGGAGACTTCGCTGAAGAGCGGCGAGACGGCGGCCGGAAAACTAGCGCAGAACGCCCTGAAGATCGTGGAGGATTTGCGGCGCTGGAAGGCGTTCGTGACGGGCGGCCTCGCCGTCATTAGCGTATTGGTCACCTCGTGCGTGGTCCTGTTATCGGTTTTGCTAAACCATATACTGGGGTTGAAGCCCTGATGCCGCGCACATGGCGGGGATTGATGTACACGCAGGACGGAGCGGTAAGCCTCGGGGCCGTGACGCGGGATGCCGGCGCGGGGCTTTGGCAGGTTTCTTGGCGATTGTGAGCACGCGCTAGCCGGCAAGACAGTACCGATGGAACCGTTCTGATGTTTAAGCTCGTCCACAACACCGAGCAGGTGGCCGCCAGGTTGCGCGGACGTGGCGCGGCCATGCGGGAATCGGTGCGCCAGTGCTTCATCCGCATCGCGCTTTGGCTCCAGCGGGACATTCAGACCAATGCTCTCGAAGGTCAAGCCTTAAAGCATCGGTCCGGCAAGTTGATTGGAAGCATTCGGCAGTGGACAGAGTTTGGGGATCGGGAAGCCATCGCTATCGTCGAGGGTGGCGGCGGTGTGGCTCCGTATGGCGAGATCCACGAGTTTGGCGGCACGTTCATGATCCCGGCGCACATGAGCACGAGCAGGCTGGGCAAGCCGTTTGAAGTGCGGGCGCATTCCGCAACCTTCCCCGAGCGGAGCTTCATGCGCTGGCGGCTGCGCGAAGGGGAGGGCATGTTCCTGGACTGGATCGAGCGGGCGGTGAGCGAGGGCATCCAAAAGTGAACGTCTTTCTGGTGACCAAACAGGCGACCGGCTGTTGCAAATGGCGTGGTTCGATCCCGGCGAAGTACTTGGCGAAGCGCGGACACGATGTCCGGTTCTTTACGCCAGGCCAGCGCATCGATCAGACGCCGGACGTGGTGGCCTTTCTCCGGCTGGACGCCAAGGACTGCGAGGATGCGGTGCTTTGGTGCAAGAGCGAGGGAATTGCCATCGTCTACGATGTGGACGACGCGCTCGATCTCGTGCCGGCGGGGAACCCGAGCTACACGGCGGCGCGGGACAGAATGCCGCGGTATCGGTTCCTGCTGGAGCAAGCCGACGTAGTAACCACGACGACGCCGCAGATTGCAGAACACCTTCGAGCGTTGGCCGGCCGCGATCAAGTCCTGATCTTGCCGAACAGCGTGGACCCCGACGAATGGCCCATTGCGCCCAGATTGCCGGAGCGCAAGGAGCTGCGCGTCGGCTGGTCCGGCGGGGCGAGCCATTTCACCGATCTCGGAAACGTGTTGGCGGCGATTCGGGATGCGCAGCGGCGCCGCGGCTTTTCGTTCGCGATTCAGGGATTCTGCGAGGAGGCGAGCCTGGAGGAGATGTACGCCAAGCACGTCAGCCTATACGGCGATGAGTTCCGGCGCTCCGGCTTTGCTCACGAGATGATGTGGTTTATTCGGACGCTGAAGGAATCCGGGCTCGAGTACGAGTTCTATCCGACAGTTCCAACGGACCGACACGCGGCGCGCGTCCGGTCGCTCGATCTCGATATCGGAATCACGCCGCTGATGGCCAATCCGTTCAATCGGTGCAAGTCTGCCGTGAAATTCTACGAACTGGCGATGGTCGGGGCCGCCGTGCTGGCGTCGGACGTGGAGCCCTACAGCGATGAAGTTCCGGCGCTCGCCAGAAACAATCGACTGGCTTGGACGAATGCGCTCCTTGGCTTAATCGACGTGGACCGCACCCGGCTGGTGCGTGAGCAGCGCGATTGGGTTTTGCAGAACCGCAATATGGAGCGGAATGTCCAGTCCTGGGAGTTCGCCTATCGGCGGGCGATGGAAAGAGCACAGAAAAGGATCGCTGCTTGACCAGGATCAACCTTGGCTGTAATCGCTGGAAGTTGGCCGGGTTCGTGAACCTCGATATCGACCCGGCGGTCCAACCGGATCAAGTCTGCGACGTGGCGCACCTACATTACGGCGATGAGACGGTGGATGAGATTTACGCCGGCCACATGCTGGAGCACTTCCATTTCAAGGACCGCGACGCCGTGTTGCAGGAATGGCGGCGGGTGCTGGTCCAGGGCGGTCGGATTACGGTAACGGTGCCGGATATCGAGAAAGGAATCGAGGAGCAGCGGCGCAGCGCTATCACTGAGGAGTGGCTCCAGCAGATCGCCTTCGGTTCGATAGACTACGGCGGCCACTGGCAAGTGTTCACGGCCAAGACGATCCTGGCGCTCATGGGAAGGCATTTCCAGGACGTGGACGAACTGGAGACCTGCCCTTACGTGGTGGCTGCCGTCCGCTGGCAGACCATCGTTACGGGTGTGAAGGGAGGCTTTCCCCAACCGGAGAAAGTCTCCGCCAACGCGCCGAGAAACCTGAATCCGTTGAAGTTCGATCTATGAGACCGCTGGGCACCTGCACCACCGACAGTACGGGCCTGATCGTTACGCTCACGCGTGGCCGATTCTTCGACCCAAGTTGGGCGACGCTTCCGTTTTGCATTGGTGGGAATGGCGTGGAAGCGAACGCCACGCTTCAATCCGTGCAATCCCAGCGGCAAGTCACGCTTACCGGGCCGATTGGGCCGTACTTGACGCCGGTGGCCTTCGCACCGACGCGGGAAACCATCTATCAGGCGTTCTACAACAAGATGACGGCCGGCGTGCCAGGCTTGAAGACCACCAAACGAAGATCCCTGCTTTTCGGCGATCTTCCGCCGGAACAGCAACCGGCGCTGTTCATCGAAGAGGTCGGGCAGAACCCGGAGTCCAGCCAGCGCGGGCTGAAGTACAAGTGGGAACTCGATGTGGTGCTGGGTCTCTACGTCTTCAATAGCGACACAGACCAAGTTTTCCCTACCATGAATCCTATCCTCGATTGGATTGAGGCGACGTTGCCCGGAGACGATCCACAGAGCCCCGGCGGCAATCCGCAGACGCTAGGCGGCCTGGTGTACTGGGTGCGGCTCACCGGCGACGGCAAAGCGTATTCCGGCGCAAAGGGAGGCCAAGGGTTCGCCTACCTGCCCGCGCGCATAACCACGTTCTGAAGAAAAATCAGCCGGCGCGTCCGGCAAAAAGGAGTTTTACAAAAATGAGTGCTCCCATCACGCAGTTGGTACAGGGCGGCGCCGGAGACATGATCTGGGTTCCGAGCGGACCGTATGCAACCACGAGCGGCGCCACGCCGCGGCGCTTCGGCATCATGCAGGAGGTCTCGGTGGATTTTGCCGGGTCCATGAAGGAGTTGTATGGCAAGAAGCAAATCGCCATCAACATCATGAACACCGAGCTGAAGATCACCGGCAAGGCCAAATCGGCCGAGTTCAAGGCGGATCTGCTCAACTTCTTCTTCGGAGTTGCGGCGCCAGTTACGGGAATGACGCGGCGCGTTGCTCTCGACGAGGCGGCTACGCCATCGAGCGGCACGTACACCGTGGCGCAGACCACGAAGTTCGCCGAAGACCTGGGCGTGTACGATACGGTCACCGGCCTCTGGATGCCGGCCGTGACGGCCACGCCGCCGCTCGGTTCGTACATCCCCGGCGCAGCGGGCACGGGAACCTACACGTTCAACGGCAGCGACTCCAATCCGAAGTTGATAACGTATGCCTACACCGTGGCCGCTACCGGAGTCAACGTACCGTTGCTCAACATTCCGATGGGCAGCGGGCCGCGGTTTCAAGTCACGATCACCAACGCGCAGATCGACGGGCTGCAATGCACGGTGACCCTGAACAAGTGTGGAAGCACAAAACTCGGAATGGCGTGGAAGTATAACGATTTCAACATCCCCGAGTTCGACTTCTTCGCGATGGACGACGGGAGCGGCGCCATCGGTTCCATCAATCTCGACCAGACCGACTAAGCCTGTTTCACGTGAAACAACCGGAGCGGTCTCAACCGGGCCGCTCCCCATTTTGGAGGAGATATGGCACAGCAAACAGTGACCTTCGGCGGAAAAGTCTTCCGCCGCGGCAATTCGTATTTGGTGCTTCCCACGATCAGTTTTGGCGATGCGGAAGCCATGGCGGCCGATCTGGACAAGATCGAGGGGCGCGGGCCGGATGGAAAGTTGACGGCGGCGGATCAGAAGGCGCTCATGTGGAAGGTGATTCTGGCTGCCGCGCGTCTGAACTACCCGGATATCACCATCGATCGGCTGAAGGGGCAGTTCACCACACTGGGGATCTTCGACGCCTACAATGCCGCCACGGTCGGAGACACGGCCAACGAGGTCTACGAAGCGCCGGGGGAACTGGAGCCCGCGGCAAGTGGGTCGATGTCCCCTGGCGCGATATCCGCTGGAGCATAGCGACCGCGACCGGCTGGACGCTCGACTACATTCGCCGCGGGCTTACGCTGCGCGATGTCAACGATGCGCTGCTGTACTGGCGCGAGAACCCGCCAACGCATGAGGCCATCGGCACTGTGCTGCGCGGATTCTCCGGCGCTGCGCTTCCACCGCGCAAGCGTTCTTCCAAAGGCAAACCCGTGCGCGAATCCTCCTCAGAAACCGAGACCCGGCCCGCTTCCGTCGCCATGCTGGAGGCTTTTGGCTTTCAGATTGGCGGTCCCAAACCCAGTACCAACCTCAATCCTTTGAAGTTCCAACCAAAACACAAACGCCATGGCTGATGAAGTTCGCGTACAAATCACCGGTACGGACGACGCGACTCCGGCTTTTCAGTCGGGCGCTGAAGCTGCGGACGTTTACAGCCAGAAGCTCACATCTCTCGGAGACGTGTTCGAATCTTTCAGCGCCCGGATAAACGACAATGTAGCGGCGCAACAGGCTGCGGCGGCTGGCGGGAACAGTTTGGGGGCCTCGTTTGACAGCCTAGCTGATTCGCTTGCCAAGACGAACGCTGTAGCGAAGGAAACTGCGCCGGCTGTATCTGGCGTGGGAAACGAAGTTGCAAAAGCGAGCGAAAGCGCCGCAGGATTTGGCGATAAGATCGCCAATTTCATCGAGCATCCCTTGCAGTCTGCCGGCGAGGCGGCTGAGGGATTCGTAACGGCTATCGGTCCAGTAGGCATCGTGTCTCTGGCGGCTGGCGCTGGGCTGATGGAACTCGGCAAGCAGGCTTTTGATCTGGTCAACGAGGAGGGCGCCGCTGCTCGTGGCACGCAGAACCTCGCCAACATGCTCAATCTCAGTTACGAGCAAACCAAGAAACTCGGAGAGATGGCGCGCTTGGTAGACACTGACATCGGCAGTTTGGCGCGGGCGTCGTTCCGCCTTGCCGAAGCGTTGGATGATCCCACTGGAGCCGGCAAGAAAGAAGCCGACATTCTGCAAAAGATGGGGATCAGCGCCAAGGACTCTGGCGATGCTCTCTTGCAGGTTCTGCAAAAACTCGCCGAGATGCCAGACAAAACCAAACGCGTCGAAGAGGCGCATATTCTGCTTGGCCGCGCATCTTTCCAGTTGGAGCCACTGATCGAGAATTACGACCGCCTGAAGAAAGCCATCGAAGATATGGGCGGCGTGGTGTCCAAAGAGGGCGTTGAAAGCGTGATGGAGGCCCATGAAAAAATAACCCAACTCGGGATCGCCTGGGACCACCTGAAGGAGCAGATGGCCGCGAAGTTGAGCGGGGTTGTTGAGATTGCGGTCAAACTGGTGACCCCTACTCCCGGCGGAGGCGCGGAGGCGCTGGAAGATCAACTGACGCGCGCCAAGCAGCTCGTGGCGAGCATGGCTTCCGCTGGATACGCCACCGGAGGCGAGGACATCTTTGGGATCTCGGTTGAAGACGCCAAGGCTAAAGTGGCTGCGCTTGAGAAGCAAAAGGCAACGCAGGACGATGCTGCTGCGAAGGCCAAAGCTGTTACCGATGCGGCCATCTCCGGGGCCAAACAGTGGCAAGCCGCTAATGACAAAACCCTGGACGGGATGAAAGAGAAGTTGGAGACTGTCTCCGCGAAAGCCAAGACTCTAGCTGGCGAGCTTGGCAATACGATCAAGCCGCTGGCGACGGAGGACCGCGCGGCCACTCAGCGGGACTACAACGCGGCGGTGAAAGAGGAGGCCGCGCTGAAACTACAGATCAAGACTGCGGAGCGGGCTGCCAGCGGGGAGGATGCGAAGGAGGCGCAACGCCAGTTCCAGGAGCAGATGAAGCGGGAAGATGAAGAGGCGAAGCACTGGTGGCGTGACTACGACGAAAAGCGAAAGGCCATTGAAAAGCAGGGGGATGAGGCTGCGGAAGCGGCTCTCGCACAGATTCGAATCAATGAATTGATGGTGGCCGATCAAGCCAAGATTCTGAAAAAGAATCCGATGGACGAGATCGACAAGTGGAATCGGGAGGCGGCCGAAAAGACTGCGGACGCCAAAGCCAAAGCCGAAATATCCGCAGCCACCAGCGCCTACGAGTTCGGCAAGGCGCAGGCAGAGCGTCGGTTGAAAGACCATCAGATCGACGCGGCGCAGGAGATCAAGATCCTGAAGGATCTGGAGACCGCCAAGTCTGAAGCGCAGCAAAAGGCCGCACAGGCGGAAGTCGGCGGAAGGATGGACGATGCCGGAGTGATTGAGGTCGAGGCCAAACTCGCCAAACTGCAAGCGGACTACAAGCGCACGATGGCGGCATTGGACGAGGACGCCAAGAAAGCGCTCACGACGATGCAGGCAACGACAGTCGGAGCGATTAACA